AAAGCAGCAGCCTTAGCCTTAGCCTTAGCATAAATAGCAGCAACATCCTCCTCAGCTTCAGCAGCCTTAGCATCCGCGTCAGCAGCTTCAGCTTCAGCCTTATCAACATCTTCTCTAGTTAGCATTTTCAAATTCCTCTCTTAGTTCCCAATACCTATCCCAGGCAGCATCAACAGCATCAGCAGCATCATAAACAGCATCATAAACAGCATCAGCATCAGAAACAGCCTCATAAACAGCAACAGCAAGAGCAGCATCAGCCTTCTCAGCCTCAGCTTCAGCCTTCTTTACATCTTCTTTAGTTACCATTTTTCTTTCCTTTCTAGTAGTTAATATATACATAATAGACTACCTCAGCCCAGTTGTAAAGTGTAAATATTTACAGTTGACAAACGGTAATTAGGTGTGCTAAAATCGGCGCGACCGCGCCAAAATTATTATAACAATTCTGGCGGGGCAGGTTGGCTATTAAAGTAGATCCTCCGCAGCTTCTTCGCTGTAGGGTACTGCCTCATAGAAAGCATAACTTTCCGCCTCTTGCTGCCAATTTTCGTATGCCATTATTTCAGCTGTCGACAGGTCAGGGGCTTCTATTGCCTCGCTAGTGTTTCCGCCGCCCGCGTCCCATGTAATAATAAATTTTGGCATTTCTTTTTCCTCGTTTGGTTGGTATGGTTATATTATAGCGTCTCTGCCATAATAGTCAAGTGGTAATTTTACGCTTTTTCATACTCTCGTTTTAGTTTCCAATATTTATCCCAAGCCTTTTCAGCAGCCTTATTTAAAGCAGCAGCCTTAGCCTTAGCCTTAGCATAAATAGCAGCAACATCCTCCTCAGCTTCGGCAACCTTAGCAGCAGCAGCAGCTTCAGCCTTATCAACATCTTCCTTAGTTAGCATTTTCAAATTCCTCTCTTAGTTCGTCATACCGATGCCAAGCAGCTTCAACAGTAGCAGCAGCTTCAGCTTTAGCCTTAGCATAAACGGCTTCAGCAGCCTTAGCAGCATCAGTAGCAGCAGCAAGAGCCGCATTAGCCTCAACAGCAGCAAGAGCAGCATCAGCCTCAACAGCCTCAGCCTCAGCTTCAGCCTTCTTTACATCTTCTTTAGTTACCATTTTTCTTTCCTTTCTAGTAGTTAATATATACATAATAGACTACCTCAGCCCAGTTGTAAAGTGTAAATATTTACAGTTGACAAACGGTAATTAGGTGTGCTAAAATCGGCGCGACCGCGCCAAAATTATTATAACAATTCTGGCGGGGTCTGTCAAGCGGTAATTTTACGCTTTTCTAGCCTTGACTTTGTCCATCAATTCCCATAAGCGAGCACTAGCCCTATCCGCTTCTCTAGCCATTTCTTCGATTTTAGATAAGGCTTGTTCAACTTCGCCCGCTACGCTTTCGATTTTGTCCATTTCTTGCTGTTCAATTAAAAATAGATCGTTTGGCATTTTTCTTTTTCCTCATTCGGGTTGGTATGGTTATATTATAGCGTCCCTGCCATAATAGTCAAGCGGTAATTTTACGCTTTTTTGTTGTTAGGCCGAGTCTTTGGCGATGACTCTATTCTGTAAATATAACGCCACGGCTGGTGTCGGTAGGGGGTACGGACGAGTTTACGCTCGACGGTTTCTAGCCAAACAAGTCTGTCTTTTTTGCCGGCCTGCACTACCCTTATCGGAAACCATACAAACCATTTATGCCATAATCGCACCGCCCGTATTTTAACATTTTCTCGTCTCACTTCAATAATCATTTTCAAAGCCCCAGTGTATTGATATAATAGCTATAAAGCACAAACGTACCCGCAGCAGTGGTAAGAAGTGGAATTAGTTTAATCATTGGTAAAGCCTCTGTTTGCTAGTTGATATATACATAATAGACTATCCCTGCCTATTTGTAAAGTGTAAATATTTACGCTTGACACAGAGAGACTAGCTATGATAAAATCGGCGCGCCTACCCTCAAAAAACCGACTTATTACCACTTGACAACCTCGGAGCGGCGCGACCGCGCCAAAAAATTATACCACGCCCCGTTCTGCCCGTCAACACTTATTTTTTGGTAATTTTACCATTGACACAAGCGCAAAAAGTGCGTTACAATGGCGTGATGCCTGAAAAACGTGGTGTTACCGTGGGTGTTACCTTTCGTAACAGGTAACACTGCTTGTTACCGCTAGTAACATCCTGGCCGCCCCTATAAAAAAGTGTTAGCCTATAAAAAATCGCTAAGTCGTTGATTTTAAAGGGTTTTCTCAAAGGTGGCACAAGCATTGCACCTATAAAAGTATAGCGGGAGCGCTGAAAATCTCAAAAGTGGTAAAATTACCGCTTTACAGAATCTCAGAATCGCGCTATAATATCGTTTCACTTAATCAATCCGTTGGAGGATTCAAAATGTCAAAATCTGTATACACTCCCGAGCAGGTAGCTGCTCTCACCGAGGCGGCTTCTGTCGCTCCTTTCAATCAAGCTCGTGCAGCTGAATTTGCCGAGAAGTTCGGCTTTTCTAGCCGTTCGGTTATCGCCAAAGTAAAATCGTTAGGTTTGCCTTATCAAGTAAAGGCGAAACCAGCCGCTAAAAAAGCGGCTGCCTCAAAAGCCGATATTGTCGCGGCTATTGAAAAAGCTGTCGATGCCGATGACGGATCACTGAATGGCCTAGTGAAAGCGCCAATGGTCTCGTTGTCTGCATTATTGGCTAACATTTCATGATCGTGTTGTGCGGTTGGATTGGAGCGGCGGCGTTGTCTGCCGCTCCTTTCATCATAGACCGCCCCTACGGTAAAGTGTTAGCGATTATCGGATTATCATTGCTAACGGTTCAAGCGCTAGACCATAGCCTATACAACCTAGTCGCGTTAAATACAATCGGTTCAATTGGGTATTTTTGGAGTTTAATCAAATGATTATTTTATGGGATTTAGACCACACTGTTATTGATAGCTCGCATCGTCAATGCACCCTGCCAAATGGCAATTTAGACTTAGCACACTGGAAAGAGAATTGTACGCCCGAAAAGATCGCTCGCGACACTGTTTTACCGTTAGCCGTTAAAATGCGCAAAACGGTTGCAAATAATACGCAAGCCATCTGCACCGCTCGCGTTATGAGTGCTGCTGACATTTTGTTTTTAAAATCGCATAATCTGCCGTATCATGCTCTTATGAGCAGAGCACCCGATGACAGTCGCGCAGACGCAGAGTACAAGTATTCTAAAATCTGGAATTATTTGCATGGCCTTAAAATACCACGCGCACGTTGGGGTGCAATGGTACGGCTTTATGACGATAATGACAGCGTGTTAGAAATGGCGAGGAATGAGTTAAAAATTCAGGCTGTTGACGCAAAATTATTTAATCCTACCCACACTTTAAAACAGGCTTAAAAACATGAAAAACATTATTCTAACGTTAGACACCGAAACCGCTGACCTCACTGGCAACGTATATGATATTGGCTGGATTATTCACGACCGCTCAGGGGAAGTGTTAGCAGAATATAATAGCCTAGTGATTGAGAATTTTACCAATCCCGATATTATGATGGGAGCATTTTACGCGAAAAAACTCTTTTCGCATTATGCGCCTATGTTAGAACGCCAAGAAATTGCAATGGCTGCATGGTCTACCATAATTGAACGCTTGCGCTCAGATATTGCAGAGTATAACGTAAAAACAATTGCGGCTTATAATATCGGTTTCGATATGCGAGCCATTGCCAACACACATAAAGCGTTAGGCAATCAGGATAAAGTATTGCAGAGCAAAGTCAAAGTGTTAGACATTTGGCAGTATGCTTGCGAGGCAAAATTAAATACCGATAAATACCGCAACACGTGTAAAGCGTTAGGTTGGGTAAGTCCTGCGGGCAATGTTAAAACGGGAGCAGAATTTGCTTACCGATTTTGCATAGGGGATCACGGGTTTATCGAGGATCATACCGCGCTAAGTGATTGTGTTATAGAGGTAGAAATTTTGCGGCAGTGTTTTAAAACAAAGAAAAAAATTCCCTATGGCAAATATAATCAAGCGCCTTGGCGGATTGTGCAGCGCAAGCCAGTGGAAGGCGATGCAGATATTCACGGGAGCGTCACCGCATAACAAAAGTGTTAGAATAAAAAAAGTATTGACCGCCCCTAACAAAAAGTGTTAGGGGGCGGTTGTACGACTTTTGATCAATTTTTTCCTGCGGACCCCACCTCACGGCCTATTTGTTACTAAATACGAGCCAGTAAAGCGCTAAAGTGTAAAAACCTACACAGACCTTCCAAACTACCCGCCCTCCACACCAACCGAAAAAAATTTTTAAAAATCTACCTAAACCAAAAAAAGTCCTTGACAATCTTCCCTAAGCCTGGTATAATTTACGGCATGTCAAAAGAAATTGTAAAAATCTCCCCCGAAGGCGTCGAAGTCGCAAATGCTTATCTACAGTTCGGTAATATCAATGCTGTAGCTCAAGAACTTGCTGTCCCCGCCCACAAGGTAACAGAGCTACTAGCTCAAAAAGACGTAAAGCGATACATTGATAATGTGTATCTAGACCTTGGCTATCGCAACCGTAACAATATCGCCTCTGTAATGGATGAAATGATCGCTAGCAAGCTCGAAGAAGCTCAGGAAACGGGAATCTACACCTCGAAAGACTTAGCAGACCTGATGCAGATGGCTCACAAAATGAGAATGGAAGAAATAAAAGCACTAGCATCTCTAGAGAAGACCACTGAGATTAACAATCAAACGAATGTTCAATTTAATGGGGCCGAAGGAAACTACGGCAAGCTTATGGAGAAACTACTTAAAAATGCATAAACTACTACCCCTACTACTCATCCCCAGTCTAGCCTCTGCGCTAGAGTTTAACTTTACCTGGGACCCCGTCACTACTTGTGACTCGCCCGGCATTTGCGCAGAAGTTACTGAGTACCGTATTTATGAAGTCTTCGAAGACCTTCGCAATCCGGTAGTTAGCGCAGCTGCGCCTGCTACTAGCATAAACGCTGAATATCCGGCCAGCGCAAATTTACCTATTTGCTTCGCGATTACAGCGTACAACGGTTTAGAGTCTGTCGACTCTGCACCCCCTGTTTGTGTAACACCTACACTAGCTCGACCCTCTGCACCCAGTTTTGTAACGGTCGACTTTTCCGGAGGATAGTCATGGCATACAAGAAACGTAAGAAGAAGAAGTCGAGTAAACTAAAGCGTGCTGGCGTCTCAGGCTATAATAAGCCAAAGCGTACTCCAAAGCACAAGAAAAAGTCCCATATCGTAGTAGCGAAAGTCGGTAACAAGACAAAGACTATTCGCTTTGGACAGCAAGGCGTTACAACTGCTGGTAAGAAAACAGACGCTAAGTCAAAAGCTCGTCGCCGCTCTTTCAAGGCTCGTCATGCGAAGAACATAGCAAAAGGTAAAATGTCAGCAGCCTACTGGGCCAATAAGGTAAAGTGGTGAGGATGTGCTAGTATCAAGAAAAGACATTATAACGAGTCATATAGTTGACTATGACGTGTCAGAACGATTTTTAAAACTTCCAATACAGCCCTATCTGGAGGAGCTAGGGATAGAGCCCCTGCCCTCTCAGATAGCTCTTATCAATGCAATCAATAATCCCAAATATCGTTTTATTTGTGGCGCACTTTCTCGTCGCCAAGGTAAAACTTACATTGCCAACATCATTGGACAACTGGTAGCCTTAGTTCCGAACATGGAAGTTTTAATCATGTCGCCGAACTACTCGTTATCCAATATTTCCTTTGACCTTCAACGGGGCCTCATAAAACACTTCGATCTAGAGGTTACGAAAGATAATACGAAAGATAAGATTTTAACTCTGTCAAACGGGTCAAACGTTCGCATGGGCTCGATTAACCAAGTTGATAGTTCGGTTGGACGATCGTACCGCCTCATAATTTTCGATGAAGCTGCGTTGACAGATGGACGAGACGCATTTAACGTAGCCCTGCGGCCTACTCTCGACCACGAAGATTCAAAGGCGTTATTTATATCTACCCCCCGCGGAAAGCAGAATTATTTTTCAGAATTTTACAACCGTGGCTTTTCTGATGAATTCCCGGAGTGGGCATCTATACATGCCACATACAAAGACAATCCTAGAATGGATCCAGATGACGTAGCGGAAGCTAGAAAGGCAATGTCAAAGGCTGAGTTTGCGCAGGAGTACGAAGCTTCCTTTAACACATATGAAGGGCAGATCTGGAACTTTAACTTTGAGACTCAAGTTAAAAACTTAAAAGACCTAGATACTAGCCGTATGGATATCTTTGCAGGGCTGGACGTAGGTTTCCGAGACCCTTGTGCCTTTTGTGTAATTGCATATGACTGGGACGCAGAAAAGTACTACTTACTAGACGAATACTTAAACAGCGAGCGTACTACTGCAGGACACGCAGAGGAAATACAGAAGCTTATCGACAGGTACGAAATTGACTATATATTTATAGACTCTGCGGCTGCCCAGACTCGCTTTGACCTTGCAGAGCTGTACGATATACCTACGCAAAACGCGAAAAAATCAGTAAAAGATGGGATAGGCTTTGTAGCCTCCGCGGTTGACAATAATAAACTGCATGTAGATCAATCTTGCAACCACTCTCTAGGGTCTCTAGACGCGTACCAGTGGGACCCTAACCCCAACCTTATCAATGAGAAGCCTGTGCACAACGAATATTGCCACATGGCCGACGCTATAAGATACGCTATGTACTCCTTTCAAGTGGAGGGAGGTACTTTTTAACCAGGTAAGAAAAATAGTGTTTGACAATTAACCCTTACCAAGATATAATAATTACTAACTGAGGAAACTAAGAAATGGAACTGAAACGGGACTGCGTCAAGTATATACGAGATAAAGCCAAGTCAGGGTACATTAAAGGGCCGGAGTGTGAAATCTGCGGAGATACTAAGAAACTAGACTTTCACCACTATTATACCATGACGCTTCTAATGCGTAAGTATATGAAGGAGAACAGTCTGGAAGAGTATCTAGTTTTAGAGTGGCGAGATGAGTTTATTGATGATCATGGTAAAGAAGTTTACGATGATACTGTAACTCTTTGTCACAGGCACCACTTACAGCTCCATTCAATTTACGGTAAAGACCCAAGCCTAGCTACTGCAAAAAAGCAGGAAAGGTGGGTTAAGATTCAGAGAGAGAAACATGGCTTGGTATAACTTTTTTACTCCTAAAGTAGAAGCAGAGGAAAAACTTAATCCTGTGCAACACTACGACATCGGCCACGAGCCGAGTAGGGAAGTTCACGCCCATACTTGGTACTACGAGAACTTAGAAATCGTTAACCGAGGCGTAAATATGGTTATAAACGATGCCGCTGCTATTCCTACACTTGTAGGCCAGGCAACTAAACACCCGGGAGTCGTTTCAGGTATTAGACGGTCAAAAGTAGAAAAGCTATTGACCGTCGAGCCGAACCCTTATGAAGATATTAGTAAGTTTAAGCGCAATCTTGTCACCGACTACATTCTAGACGGAAATATGTTCATATACTTTGACGGGGCATACTTGTATCACATTCCCGCCAATAAGATGACGATTGTAAAAGGTGTAAAAAAGCCTGTTGACTACTATGAGTTTAACGAGACTAAATTCTCTCCAGGCGAAATAATACACGTTAAAGACAACTCCTTCGACTCAGTCTCTAGAGGCTTATCAAGACTAAAGCCTGCTACTCGCTCAATGGCGCTGCTGAAGCGAATGCGAGACTTTCAAGATAACTTCTTTAAGAACGGAGCTATCCCAGGACTTATAATCAAAAGCCCCCACACGCTTTCTACTAAAATAAAAGATAGAATGATGGAGAGCTGGGCACAAAAGTATAATCCTTCTAATGGAGGAAGGCGCCCCTTAATATTAGACGGCGATATGGATATTGCTGATTTAAGCAAAGTTAGTTTTAAAGATTTAGACTTCCAAGCCTCCGTAAACTCTTATGAGACTACTGTATTGAAGGCTATAGGCATACCTAGTATCCTACTAGACTCTGGTAATAATGCTAATATTAGACCTAATCTACGAATGTACTATCTAGAAACCATTATTCCTATAGTTACTCAACTCAACTTCGCGTTGGAGCGTTACTTTGGTTTTGAAGTTCGAGAGGACTCTACGAAAGTTACGGCTTTACAGCCTGAGCTTAGAGAACTCTCAGCTTATTACGTTTCGTTGGTAAACGGAGGTATTGTTACTCCCGACGAAGCTCGAAAAGGTTTAGGGTACGAAGTGCTCGGAGAAGAGTGTGACCACATACGCGTACCTCAAAACATAGCGGGGTCTGCAACCCAGCCCGATGAAGGCGGTAGACCGCCAGCAGAAGAAGGAGAAGAAGAATGATCAAACGAAAACGAAAGGCCGCCCTAGCTAAGCTAGAAGTGTTCTTCAAGGAGAAAGGTAGAGTATACTCTGCAGAGGAATATACTGCCGCTGACGATAAGCCTGTTTCAGGTATCGGAGTTCGCAACTTATTTTGTACCACACGCAGGATGCTTTCTGCATTTAATCGCACGTACCCTAACTTTACTACCGCTGCAGCTCCAAAAGCAGCTCCAAAAGCTAAGACCGAGGAGGTGATTGTCGAAGCTAAGCCCCAGAGCAAAGAGACGCCCAATAAGCCTTTCTTTAAAAAATCATGAATAAAATCTTCAATGTAACTTCAACGTTCAAATCACATGAGAATGATGATGGTAGCGTTATGATTCGAGGTATGGCAAGTACAGACGATTCAGACCGAGCAGGCGATGTAATATCCGCCGAAGCTTGGGCTAAAGGGGGTCTAGAAAGCTTTAAAAATAATCCTGTAATTCTATTCAATCATGACTACGACAAACCAATCGGTAGGGCTGTAGGAGTAAATGTAACAGAGCGAGGACTAGAGCTGGAAGCAAAGATCAGTAAGTCCGCGCCTGCAGCAGTTTGTGAACTAGTTAAAGACGGTGTTCTTGGGGCCTTTTCCGTTGGTTTCAGAATCAAGGATGCTGATTATATAAAAGAAACTGACGGATTGATGATTAAGGATGCTGAACTGTTCGAGGTCTCGGTTGTTTCCGTGCCTTGCAATCAAGCAGCTACTTTTTCTTTAGCGAAGTCTTTTGACTCTGAGACAGAGTACGAAGAATTCAAAAAAACTTTCACTAATCGTGCAGATCTAGCCAGTCAGTCTCTGGCTAAGGAAGAAGCAAACGTTTCTAACGTAGCTAGAGAAGCACTGGAAAAGACCGCTAACAGCGGAAAAACTCAGGAGAATACAATGGATGATAACAACATCGATTTGGAAGCTTTCGCAAAGAAAGTAGCTGAAGAAACAGCGACTAAAATTGCAATGAAGCAAGCCGAACAAAAAGCAGCTGAAAAAGCTGAGGCAGAAAAAGCTCAGGCTGACGCTGCAGAAAAAGCTGCTCAAGACGAGCAAGTTAAAACTACAATTAAATCAGGTATTGAAACTGGCGCTGAGCGTCTTCAAGCTGATTTAGAAAAAGAGTTCGCAGCTGCTAAAGACGCAGACGTAGCAGAAATTGCTAAGAAATACGAAGCGGAGCTTAAAGAGAAAGCGGACGAGCTAGAAGCAATGCGTAACAGCAAAGCTACTTTTACCGATCGCAGCGGCGTTGCTTCAGGCGACCTTAAGCAACACAGCGAAAAGCTCTTTCACGCCCACTTGTTGGGTATAGCAACTGGCAAGGGTTGGAACACTGACTTTGCTCGCGACGTACAAGAAAAGGCTGGTATCACTTATACTGGTACCGCTGGTGAGGCGGGACTCGATCTAGAACTAGCTAACTTTATTGGCAAAGAAATCGCTCAGTACACTCGTGTAGCCGATCTTTTCCAAAAAGTGCCGGTTAATTCAGCCCGTACCACTTTGCCTTTGCAGCCAGATGTAAACTTCGCCTCTTGGGGCGTTAATGATGCTCAGACAGGTAACTTGACTAATAATAGCGCCGGGGACGCAATGTCTCCTACCGAGCTTGAGCTTACAGCGTACCGTTTGATTAGCCAATCTTATATACAGAACGATGTAGACGAAGCAGTATTGATTCCTTTACTTCCAATGTTGGTGGACGGTGTTGCACGCGCGCACGCACGTAAAGTCGAGGCCAACATCGTAGGCGCTCAAACTGCCTCTAACAGCAATGGTTTTGCGGGTTTAGCTAGCGGTTCTATCGCAACTGCAGGTGTTGGAGGTGTATTAACTACAGCCACTGCACGGCAGTTAATGGCTGCTCGCGGTACTATGGGCAAGTATGCTATAGAGCCTGGCGAGGTTGCGTATATTGTGAATAACGCACAGTACTACGCTTTGATTGAAGACGACGGCTTTGCAGACATCACTGATGTAGGCGATCAAGCCACAAAAATCAAGGGTCAGGTAGGTATGATCTACGGATCGCCTGTAGTAGTATCGGCTGAGATGCCTGCATATACCGGCGCGGCTGGAGACATTTCAGCTTACGTTGTTAATACTCGTAACTTCTTGATGCCTACTCTTCGCGGAGTGCGGGTTGAGCAGGACTACGAAGTTGGTGCCCAGCGCCGAGTTGTCGTAGCCACTCAATCGCTTGGCTTTAACCAGACGTTTGCTAACGTTACTGGACACAGCTCAGCAGTTAAGGTAGTAGTACAAGCATCATAACAACAGCATAAAAGCAACGGGGTCTCAACGAGGCCCCCGAGTTTTTATTATTGAGCTAATAGCATGAATCTAGTAGAACTTGAAGATTATAAGGAAGCGGAAGGTATTACCTCTCCGAAGAACGATACTCGCACCGAGGTCTTGATCACTTCTATTAGCTCACTAATAAAAACTTATTGTGGTACGTCTTTTGTAGACTACTACGGCGTAGACAAAGTAGAGACCTTTAACCTGCCCTGGGCAGTAAGTAAGATTCAGCTTTCGGAGTGCCCGGTAGTCAGCATAACTTCCGCAGAGGAGAAAGCTGCGGGCGCTTCGGCTTTTACTACGCTAGACCCTTCCGGCTACGTACTCGACACAACCACAGACACTTTAGTTCGCATACTAGACGGCCAAGAAAAGACTTGGGAAACAGGGTATGGAACAGTTCGGGTTAGCTACAGAGCAGGGTATGTGTCCTGCCCCGAAGACTTAAAGCTAGCAGTATACGACTTAATTACGTACTACCTGAAGGATGAACACAAAGAAGGTTTTGCTATGCAAGGTTCTACTGTTGATAATAGTATGCCTACTGCAAACGACTTTCCTCCACACATTAAAAGAGTACTAGATCTGTACAGGATGCTTCTCTAGTGGCGATTAAAGACGTAGAGTCTTATATGAGAGAGCTCAATACTACGGTAATGGAGCAGTACGAAAAAAAGGCACTGCGTACATTTATACAAGGTATCCCAGGCCAAATACTAGTACTAGAAGAAGACTTAGACGGGTACATGCAGGCATTTGCAAATGCAATGCCTTCTAAATATGATGAAAGTAACCCTAAAAACAGAGAAGTTTTAAAAGAGCTCATACGACAAGCCAGAAAGGAAGGAGTAAAAGTAGCAAGAAAGGCTCATGTTGCTTACGTAACTCGAAACCCAGAAAGGTGGAGAGTCGCACAGAAAAAGACAGGTACAGGCCAATTTACTGCGTTAAAGTCTAAAATAGTATTTAAGCGTATTAAGCCGAAGTGGGGTGAAAACGTATTTCTAGTTCAATCCTTTGACAGCACTATATCCGCAGTCATTAAAGCGATCTCCGAAACCTTAATAGAGCTAATAGCAAAAGACCGCAGCGCAGCAACAAAAGGGGTAGGGCTTGCTAAAGCTACACAAGCTTTGTACGGAGCACAGAACCAAAGCCTGATAGAGAAAGGGCATGGAGAAGAGAGCTCTGCCATATCGCAAATAACTGGTGCAGCTCTCATAATGCGACTAAGCCAAAATAGTGCATTTAAACAAGAATTAAAAGGTGCGTTTCAAAACAACGTACTAGCAGAACTAGCAAGACAGGTAAATAATCAGCCAGACTTGGCAGACTTAACAACCTACGAAACGCATTTAAATGAGTTAATAAGTACGTTCGAGTCGATTGTTACTAAAAAAGGAAAGGTACGACAAGATTTTTTCTCTGTAATAACACTACAGGACAATAAAGCAAACGCTTTAGACGGAAAGGTAGAGGCTCTTATCATACGGGCGGTGAAGAACGTATTTATAAAAAAGTACCCTAAAGTAGCTGCAGAGCTAAAAGCTTCGCCTAACTTAAAAGAGAAGGTCACCGCAGTAACAATAGCAAATATGTTGAAAGACGTAAAGGTAGGAAAAGGAAAGCATGTAGATGTTACTATATCTTTAGAGAAGGGGGTAGATGAGGCCGTAAAGTCCTTGGGTAAGGCTTCCAAGACTGAATCTAAAGCCAAGTTCCCTAAGAACAAAGAAAAGAATAAGCGCAAGAAAAGGCTCGTGCCAGGAACTAAAAGTGTTGGAGATACGGCACCAAGAACAGAGCAAGGAATAAGTTCTGTACCTTTAAAAGATATAATTGCGCTAAACAATATTTTACCGCAAATAGTCAGAGAGCATATGGGAACCCCCGCACTCGTAAATAGAACGGGTAGATTCTCAGAAAGCGTAAAGATAACAGATGTGCAGCAGACAGCAAGAGGCTTTCCAAGTATAGGGTACACATATAGAACAAACCCTTATAAAGTTTTTGAGCGCAGCAGCGGGACACGATGGTCATCCATAGAGCGAGACCCGAGACCTTTAATAGACACCTCCATAAGAGCTGCTGCGAGCAGCCTCGCAATGGGCAGATTCTTTACTAGGAGAGTTGAGTAGTGGAACCAAGAACATATACTACCAGAAGAATTGGAATAGTAGACGCCCTTGCAAAAGCTTTGAAAAAGATAAATGGTACGGGGCACTATGCTACAAACTTATACAACAATGTCAGCCCAAGGCTTTTGTTTTGGGACGAAGTAAAAGACTTTCCTGCGGTACATTTAAACCCAGGACAAGAAAGACGGGAGTATCAAGGAGGGGGCTATAAAGATCGTTTTCTATCGGTAATGGTAAGATGTTACGTAGAGGAAGAGGATGCTGCAACCGCCCTAGCGTACTTATTAGAGGATGTAGAGACTGTTTTAGAGGAGAACTCTAAGCTGAAGTACTACGATAGAACAGGGCAAGAACAATTTACCCACCAAATCTCAGTCATTAGTATAGATACCGATGAAGGAGTACTAGAGCCTTTAGGTGTCGCAGAGATACAAATTGAGGTTCGTTATTAGAAAATAGCTAGTAAGAACAAACGTTCACACTAAGCTTTTTCAAGGTTACACAGGAGAAATAATATGGCAGTATATATGAGTAGAGACGCGAAGCTCTACGTAACACTAGAAACAACCGGCAGCACTTGGCAAGTGCCTATTTTAGACGGTTTTTCTTTTTCACAAGCCTCTGAAAGCTCAGACATTACACTAACAGAAGCGAACAGCTCCGCTGGTACCTCACGTCGAGGAAAGAAAACCTTCAACACAGGACTAGCTGCAGCAGAATTTAGCTTTTCAACTTATGTTCGACCTTTTAAGACTGCAGGAAGCGGTACTGTCGGTCACGCTTCCGACACGGCAAATAACGTGCATGGCGTAGAAGAGGTTTTATGGGCGATGTTTGCGGGTGCAAACGGCCATGAAACTGTGGACGGCGTATTTGATTACGACGCTAATGCTGCTACTGTTAGTACGCAAGTTAATGACACATCTAACACTTTTAATTTCAGCCAGTCCAATCAGCCAGTATTCAACACGGGCGCCACCCTAGAGTTTTTTATTCCTAACGGCGGGGAGGGTACAAGCACCGAAGACACTTTGTATACGCTTAACAACGCAGTAATTAACGAAGCTACTATTGATTTTGACATTGAAGGAATTGCTCAAATTAGCT